ATTTATATATATATTTTGTTATTGTTGTAGATATGTAAGTACTTACTTACATTATAAATGGTTGGTTATCGGCTCAGCTTGCGCGCGCTTAATTCATTACAAGGTCAATTAATCAATTACAACCACTATATCTAGTGGTCAATATCTATCATTTAAAGTAATACTTTATATTTCCCGACGTGAACCCCCTTGAAATTAGTTAACATATTGTATGTTATCAGAAATAAATATAACCCCCTATGAGCGTATGTTCCAAAGTCGCTCTTAACAGCTCCCATCCCACACAAAGTAGGATTTAAAAGGTCAATTCGGTGCTATAAAAAAAAATTTGAAAATAAGGTCAAAGGTTGTATATATTAGAATAATGAATAAGCTTGCCAAAATAAAAGAAAGACAAAAAGCTGCTGAAATGATGGCATTTAATCCTGAAATGACTGTAAAAGAGATAGCTACAACGCTTAAAGTTGCCCCTACAACAGTACAACATTGGCGCAGAGACCCAAACTTCGTAGATATGGTTTATGAGCTTTATATGATTGAATTTGGATCAGATATACCTGCTGTTTTAAAGTCTATGGTTAGGGAAGCAAAGGCAGGGAATGTCCAAGCTGCACGTTTAGTCTTGGAGCATAGTGGAAAACTTGTGAAAAATATAAACGTAACGATTGATAGTCCTTTTGAGAAGTTTTTAAAAGCAGATAAAACGCCTGTAGAATTTGTAGATGCTGAGGTACAAGATATTGTGGAAGATATTCCAGATATGCCAGATATAAAGCTTCCAGAGCGTAAGATTGAAGACCAAGAAGAGCGCACCAGGACTGAATATACTACGATTAAAAGAGAAAAGCATAAGCATAGGCGCAAAGTGAATAGAAATAGAATGTATCACTGGAAAAAGCGTGCTAAAGCTGTAGGTGTAGACGTTTTACCTAATGGCCGACCAACAAAAGCGCAAAAAAAGGAGTGGATAAAGAAGGTAAAAACAGCAGAGCTTGAAGCAAAGAGGGCAAAGAAGAAATGATAGACGTTGCAAGTAATTACTTACTTTTTTTATTGATTATGCAGCCTGTAGAGGAAGTATATAATTGCAATCACCCTAATTTAGTTGGAAATCAAAGATACCACGCTCTATGTGACTGGGATGAAGATGATTTTTATACAAACATTAAAGGCAAAAAGATTTTAAGACCAAAAAGAAAAAAGGATAATCGCATTAAGGCACATTACAGGAAAAAATACTGGAGTGAGATGCAATGGATGTTATGAAAAGTGGATATGACCTCTGGCAAGAGAAAAAGCACAAAAGTAGGTTTAAAAATGGTGGAATTGAGTGTAATGCGTGTAAAGAGATAAAAAAACCTAAAGATTATGGTGCAAACAAGAGTAGGTGCAAAAAATGCGTGACAGAATACTATAAAAAGCGATATAAAAGAGCGAAACAAAGCCTTTGGTAAAAATATAGGTAAGCAGAGATGCTTTCTAGTCGAAAAGAGATAAGGGGAGGGCAAATTGTTAACAGGAGCGTTATAATTTGGTGCAAACCTTCCCAAGTCTCATAAAAAAAGGAAAAACAATGCCGAAATTAACAAATAAAGAAAGAGATCAGCAATTAAGATGGCTTACAGGCCAAATCCAGAATATAAACAGCTTATTTGCAAGTTATATAGAGTGGAGAGGTTTATCTGCTGATTTTCAGAAGCATATAATCGATTTAAATGAAAAAATAAAGAAAAAGGCACAAAATGATACAAGCGCTGATAATAAAGTGGATTCTAAAGAAGGGTAGTACTGAATTTTTGTTATTTATAGGTGATTTGATGGTAAAAACCACTAAATCGAAGAAAGATGATAAAATGTGGGCTGAAATTAAGCCTATTATTGAAAAGTATAAGTAATTACCTACTAGATTCTATCCCACCAACGCCCTGAACTATAACTTTGTCGTCAATAGGTATATCTTCTGGTATAAGTTGGCAATAGCAGTTCTCTTTACAGACTGAAAACCCACTTGCAGGTAAACCAGCAGCTTGCCAGTTCTCCCAAGTATCGATTTGACCAATCCTAGAAGCGCAATCACCACATATTTTAGGGCTTCCAACAGAAACCCAACGCATCATTACGTTATCCCCATAAATATTGTCTTGTCCGACCCTGAAACCTTGCATAATACCTCCAACAATTCCACGCTTAATGGTATTTCTGAACTCTCCAAAAATTCGTCCTCCAGTCCTAAGATCATCGGACAGAATTTGGATAATTGCTCTATCTCCGACTCCTGATCCTCTGAGAACAGCAATCTCTCGTTCAATTCTTGAAGCAAATACATCAATTCCATAAGCAAGTCCGAGTGCGACCCAGAGAAGGGTGTCTTCGTCTTGTTGTTCGATTTCTTCGGCATCTAAAAATTCCTCCAGGGTTTCGTATTGTTCAGCCATTATTGAGACCTTTTCATCATCGCTCTATTCATTTTATTAACTAAATCATCCTGTATCTTTTCTAAGCCTTCTTTGTCTCTTTTTAAATCATCAGCTCCTGCTATGAACTTTCTAGGCATAACATTTCTATTTTCAGGCGTTTTAAACCCTTTATGATGTTCAACACCATACTCAAGCATTTCAATTCCATCTTTAGTTGGTTTTATAGAGTTTAATAAGTTGCCAGTATAATGCAGTGGCGTAGTTCTGCTTGTAGGAGTCAAAGAGTTCATCCCTTGACCTGGGCTATCATAAGAATTAAAGGTTGATAACCCTCTTCTTCTAAGTTCTAATGTGTTCTGAGATAAACCTCTAAGTTTACCCTCAGTTATATTTCTTTTAGTCATTTGAGCAAGTCCATCAATAACAGACTCATTGCTTTTACCAAGTATGTCATCTATCTGGCTAAATAATTTAGAAAATCTAAAGTTAGAAGTAAATGTTACTTTATATAATGGCTTCGCCAAATTCTTCTCCTAGTTTTCGTGCTTTTTTTATTCTATCTATATTCTGAAGTAATATTTTATTAGCTATCTTCTCAGCGAACGCTTTTGGGTCTACTATAACTTCGCTAATATCTCCATCAATGTCAATATCTATTTTATGAAGGTCTTTGATTTTGCTGACGTATTCTCTCAAAAATTGATTGTTGTTCGTTTTCTTGCTTGTTTGCTCTGACAATTTCTCTCGCCTCCTCTATAGATAAATCTTTGTTTTGTTTTACTAGTAGCTCTGGCTGTGTAGTTAGATTATTTTGTAGTGCGTGATTATCAAGTAAAATCTGATCTTGTACTGTCTTAGGATATTCAGGTTCAATAAAATCAAGCTTTAGTTCGTTTGGCAAATTAATACCATTATAACCTGCAATCGCACGCTCAACTTGATAAAACTCATGCTCATACATTCTAAATAACTCTATATCATCTTGATAATCTTCAAATCGCTCTAAGTCTTTTATCTTGAGTGCGATACCTGATGGAACTTCTCCACCATCTTGTGCAAATTGAACATATAAGTGATTGTTTTGTGCTACAAGGTCTACCTGAAACTTAACACTTTCTATTACAGACTGAATATCACCCTGTGGAGCAGCAATACCAAAAGTAGAACCTTCAGGAAGGTCAAGTATTTGATCACTACCAGTTCTCTTCATACCTTTATCGCTATATACTCCAGTAACAAATGGCTGTCCAAACATCTGAAATCTAAGACCAAGTTGCAACTCAGTCATTGTAATATTAACTTGCTCATTACAATCAACAATATCATTAGCCCCTTCTACAAAGAAAGAGTCTATCTGGTTTTCTCTATGTGTAAATACAAAAGGAATAACTCCATATCCATGCTCAAATTCATTAATTATATTTCCATCCTCGTCATAATGCACATGAATATTTGCATCCCAATACGCATACTCTAGCTTATTAGCATCATACACTTCGTTTACATTATGCAGCATAGGGTAAGTAATCGCAGCAGGAACAAATGGATTATCACTCATGTGTACATCAAAGTAATACACTGGCCTGTAATCAAAATGTGGCATATCGCCATCTCTGTAAATAACCTGAGTAGCTATAGTTCCAATAAGTCTAGTCATCTTCTCAATATGCTTCATGCAAGAATCTTTTTTTATAGTAAGCTCATTGTACTGTGGACTCACATTACGCTTTGCGCCCACGTTATAAATTCTAGACATCTTATTAATAAAGCGCTTTGTAAAGTTAGCGCTGTATAAAGGAATCTCTCTAAAGGCATCAGCATCAAAATAATTGTCAATATACTTTTGCGTTTCTGTTCCTGAATAATAATCTATAAGTCTGTATATTTCTCTACGTCTAGATTTTGAATGTTCTAGCTTTAGCTCTCTTATAGATTCTTGTATTATCTCTTCAACTGTACTCATTATCTATTCCTTATAATTAATTTATTTCGTTTTATTGGAAATTGGTTTATAAAAAAATATCTTAACATATCGCATCCATGGTCGTGAAAGCCATCTTTTAGTGGGTCAGGTTTTAAGTCTTTATTTTCAATAGCTTCTGGGTAACGATAGTTTTCAAGATCTTGAGCCAGTCCCACGCATTTATTATCCAGATGCAAATATCTATTATTATTAGCATTTTCAATAAATCCTCTAACGTGAGTAATTCCAGAAGCAATATTTCTTGAAGCTTTATCTCTTACAGATCTTACGTTAATACCATTTCTCCTAAAAATTTCTATATCTCCCAGCCCTGATTGTCCTTGAGCTTGCATACCTGCTGGGTCACCAAAGTATGCAACTGTATTATATCCTTTGCTTTTAATTTTATTAATAAGTTCATCTGTCTTTATATTTTTCTCATGTATAATCTCGTCAATAACATTTATATGCCACTCGCCATTTATTCTATGAGTTTGAAACCAGCCCACTGCTGGCATCCTATATCCAAAGTCAATAGAACAGAAAGTTGGATAATTAGGATTATAAGGAAAGTGACCAACGTCTTTATTTCTATCAAAAGGATAAACTTTTCCTTCAAACGATGTAAATGCAGAACCAAATTCTTGGTCAAACATCTCCTTAGACATATTCCTTTTTCTCTCTATAAGAAAAGGGTCATCTATTCCTTCAGGAAACGCATACTGATTCTCCCACGATGGAGCTTGATGCGATTCCCATAATTTATCAGACTGACCTAACAAGAAAAGGTCATATATCCAATTAAATCCTTCTGGGGTAGTAATAAAAATACATTTACTATCTTTCTTATCTGCTAGGGTAGGAGATAAATACATCTCCCATATTTTTCTTTTAACCTTAGCTGCCTCGTCAATAACAAGTAGATCAAGACCAGCCCCCACTAAAGAATCTGGGTTATCTGCTGATTTTGCTTCTACTACGCTACCCCACTTGAAGCGTATATATCGTTCTTTCTCTGAGGCCTTTTCTATATCATTAGCTTTACCAACGACCATTCGCTTCCAAACTTCTCTAAACATAATGTCTGCTTTATCGTAGGATAGTCCAACAAGCCATATTCGCTTATCAGGTTGGGATGCGTAATACGTTGCCTCCATAGCTGCTGCTGTTGACTTCCCAAACCTACGACCACATACCATGACAAAAAACCTTGCATCTTCCTTCGATGGAAAGTGCAATTTGATTTGACCATTATGAGGCTTATACCCCATAAAATCAAACCATTTATCCTTAAATTTTTTTAGATTGTTATTAAATGTTTGCATTTATAACCCAACATAATATAACTTACGCAATAGGAAACATACAAGATATTGTGTGTTTGCAACCAAAAAAACTATATATGGAGGCAGTATGTCACAAGAAAATAGTCAGGAAGTAAGCGAAACAGTTAGTGAGCAACCTACCACAGAAATGAATAGCAATCCGACCGATGTTAGTTCATTAATAGCAGAAAGCAAGAAGTATCGTAAAAGGTCGCAGGATGCTGAATCTCGATTACAGGAACTTGAGAAGAAGCTTGCTAGTGCCGAAGAAGCTAAACTAAAAGAGAAAGAAGATTTTAAAGCCTTATACGAAAAGGTTGCTTCTGAAAATGAAAGTTTAACTGCAAATGCACAGAAGTGGAACAAGTATGAAGATAATCGCAGAAATATGTTATTAGAATCAGTGCCTGAAACAGAGAAGGAAAGATTAGCATCGCTTGATCTTGATACTCTCGAATATATAACAAGTAAACTTAACAGTCAGAAGCCAAATGCTCCAGAAGTAGCAGGTAGTGCAAGAAGATACAAGATGGATAAATCATTATCTGAAATGACTGCGAGTGAAAAAGAGGCTAACTGGCAAAACATTTTAAAAAGCTTTAAAAAATAGCTTTTAGGAGAAAAAAATGAATTTTTTATTAAATAACATACAAGGATGGGCGCATAATGGTTATGCAGGCAACCATCTTATGGCTAATGTATCTATTGAAGATCCTCTAGATATTAACACTCTTAGTGGTGGTGCTGGCGCTGTAGGGGCTAGCTCAGTTGGTCAAGAGTTTGTACCTGAAGTTTGGTCACAAGCGATACTTGATAAATTCCAAAAGAAAACAATGATGCTTCAGCTCGCAAATGACTTATCAGCAGATGCAGTAGGTGCAGATAAGATTCACTTGCCTCACGTTGGGGTAACACCAATATCATCAGTAACACAGGGTTCTGCAATAACACCTGATACAACATCAGACTCTGCTGGTGGTGGAAGTGACTCAATGATAACTACTGAATCTACATTAGAGATTAACGAGCATAAAGTGACATCACTATTTATTCCAGATGCGCTTAAAGCACAGTCTTCATACAATATATTTAGCTTGTATACAGATCAGCTTGCTTACGCTATTTCAAGAGGTGTTGATAACTACCTTATGAATAAAGTTGTAGCTAACCTTACTACAGTATATGGAACAACTTCTGGAACTGCATTTGCAGCAGCAGATGGAACTATTGATGTAGGGACAGCACTTTCAAGCTCATTACTTGGGTCTCTTATGGAAAAATGTACAACAGAAACAGGTTCTATGGAAGGCTGGTCTTTAGTCCTTGGCCCTAAATTATATGGAAGTTTGGCTAACTTAGATTCAGGCGCAGGATTCGTGAGAGGTGGAGCAGCACCAGCAGGCGCAGGCTTTACTCAAACAGGTGTAGTTGGAAATATTCTAGGTATGCCAGTAATCCTATCAAATAGCCCATACCTAGATGCTTCTACAGTTTCAGCAGATGCAGATCAAGGTATAGCAGCTTGGACTGGTTTTGATACAGATAATGCCGATAACGATGATGCTTTTAGAGGGTTTGCAGTACACCAATCTGCAATGTACTATGCAGCTTCACAAGCACCAAGAGTTCAACAGTCTTATCAGCATCGTTACTTAGCTGATTTAATAACTGTAGATGCAATCTATGGTTGTACAGTTAGAAATTCTAACACAGCAGGTGACAGAAGAATCATTGGTCTTATTGACAATGTTATTAGTTAACTAATATTAGGGGGTGGGTAACTACCCCCTAATAACATTTTATAAGGAAAAATTTAAATGGCAGAAACAAATTTAGGAAGATTTAGCGCAGCAGAAAGACTCAACTCAATGGCAGTTGATCTTATTGACGTAACATTAACAAGGACAGGAGCAACTGTAGCTGATGGTGAAGTTATTTCAGAATCAATAGAAATACCAAACGCAGTAGCAGTTACAGGTGGATCTGCAATAATTCAATCTATAATTTTACATAATAGGGATGATGATGTTGAATCTCCTACAGTTGAATTGTTATTTGAGCCTGATAATATGGTAGCAGGCACTATGGCAGGTATATCAGATTCAGAAGCTATTACAATACAAGGAGCAACAACAATATCTAATTGGAGTGTGTTAAAACCATCCAATAACGAAATTGCATTTAAAGGTAATATTGGAATGGTAGTGAAGGCAGCATCAGATAGTAAGTCAATATATGTTACAGTTATTAATAGGAGTGGTGCAATTTACACTCCAAGTTCAGAGAATAGTTTGACAGCTAAAATTGGCATCGTAAAAGATTAATGCTTCCGACACGTAGAATAACAACAGGTGGTGGCGATGTATTTAGAGATGAGTTCTCTTTAGCGTTTGATGGTACTGATGATTTTATACAACTAAGTGGCTCACACCTTGCAGTAGCTAATAATTTTACAATAGTAGCGTGGGTTAAAAGAGGTGAAACTGGCTCAGGTCATTGTATATACTCTGCTAATGATGATACAAGCGATGGTGCAAGACTTTTTTTTGAAAACAATGATGACCTTATACTTCGTTTAAATGGTGGCAGTGTATCTTCTGACACAAGCATAATATCAGAATTTAAAGCAGGAGTATGGTATCACGTTGCAGGTGTATATGATGATGATAATAATGTAGGAGCAGTATATGCTAATGGTGTTGATGTAACAGCATCAGCAACAGCAAGTCAAACAAGGGATATAGGTGTAACTACGACACCAAGAATAGGTAATAGAGCAGATACAAACTCTATTCTTTTTAATGGCAATATATCAGAAGTAGCCATATACGACAAAGCATTATCAGCATCTGAAGTAAAGACACTATACAATGGCAGAGAGCCTTATAATCACAAAGAAGGCGTATGCTCATCTAACTTACAAGGTTGGTGGCGTATGGGCGATGGATTGTTGGATGGGAACAGAACATTTAGCCACACACAAACAAACGATGATAGTACGCAAGATAATATTATTAGCGATGAATCTAATTCAGGTTTAGGTGCAGAGTTATATACATTTGCAAACGCACTAAGCACATCAGCACACGAATCAACAAATATAACATCTGATGGTGCTACAGATTACACAAATGGGTTTCGTGTATTTACTGGCACAACTGTAGAGCTTGAATCTTCAATAACAAATGGCTCAAGTCACGCTTTAAAATATACGACCGATGGAAGTTCTGAAGGATTTAGAATAGATTTGAGTGAACACGTTGATGATAGTGGTAATGGATTAGATGTAGGTAGTGTATATCAAATATCTGTAGATGCAAGACATATAGGCACAGGTGAAAGTCAAGCTACTCAAAGTATTCGACTATCGGAAACATCAAGTCTTTCAACTACAGGAGTAACCTCAGTAATAGCTAATATTGGGAAAAGTTCACTTAATTATCAAACGTATAAATTATATTTTATATATGACGATACAACAACTCGATACTTTGGAGCAAGAGAAACCAATAGTAACAATGATAGTGGTGGACTATATATAGATAATTTAAGTATTAAAAAAGTGAATGGAAATGCAGGTATTATGAATAATTTTTCATTTGAAGCTATTGAAGGAGATACGCCTTAATGGATTATAGTAATAGAAAATGGGTAATTGTAAACGTATCTGATATAACAGAAGAAATGATAGAAAGTTCAATACAAACATCTATGGATACACTTAGAAAAACATTAGATGGCACTCAAGCAATACTTAAATATGATGGCAGAAAACCCTACTGTTTTTACAATATGACCACCTATAATCATAGCGAAATATTAACGATACTTTCAGGATCAGATTGGACAGAAGATGAGTCTTGATTCAATCTTGCATTTTTTTAAACACGCTTTGGGTCTATGTGGAGAGCCACACCCAAGTTTATTAATGGGTGGTTTTGGTATTTTTACATACTGCTTATATTGTGCAAAAAATATTAAAAATAAATTTAATGGAAATAATGAGAAATCTAGATAGCTTAAAAAAGCAAATAGCTAAACATGAGGGATATGAACCTCGTGTATATAAATGCACTAATGGTTATGACACTATAGGTTATGGATTTGCTATAAAAGATTTAGTGATGGATCGTGAAGTTGCAGACCTCATTCTAGATGGAAAAATAAATAATATAATTAAAAGCATAGGCAATCATGATGATTGGAGTGAATGGTTTTTTGAAAAACCAAAAGCTATACAAGAAGTGCTTATAAACATGATATTCCAGATTGGATTTTCTGGAGTACGAAAATTTCGTAAAACAATACAATATATAAAAGATGATAACTTTTTGAAGGCTAGCGAGGAGATGCTCGATAGTAAATGGGCAAGGTCAGATAGTCCTAATAGGGCTAAAGAATTAAGTGAGATAGTCAAATCACAATAAGCTAGGAGGTCTATGATAGACCCTAAAAAGTTAGTTTGTCCTAATTGCTACCATATAGGTATGCGCAAGGAAGGCAAAGACAGAAAAGGCCAACAAAGGTACAAGTGCCAAAAATGTCTACAAACAACCATATATCCTATATGGGATGCCGATGTAGATATCGTACGAGAAAATGTAAGATTATCTAAACAAAAGCAGAAAGCTCAGGACAACAACAGAATATACAATAAAGCATTTCGTGAACACGCAAGAATCGAAAATGCTATAGAAGAATACACAAAAGAATTAAAAACGCTTTTTGAAAATAATAAGTTAAACAAGTCTACTAATAAATTTAGTGTTAACGATAAAGCTTGTGGAGTATTACAACTGAGTGATATCCATTTCAATGAAATCGTAGAATTAGAAAACAATCGATATGATTTTAGCGTTGCATCGGAAAGAATAAGAACTTTCGTAAATAAGGCCAAAAAGTACTTTAAAACAGCAAACATAACTAATATAGTTGTTGCTATGACTGGTGATATGATGAATAGCGATCGTAGGCTCGATGAACTCTTAAATCAAGCTACTAACAGAGCTAATGCTACATTCCTTGCTGTGGATATCCTCCAACAAGCTATTTTAGACTTAAATGAAGACTTTAATGTAACTGTTGCCTCTATTATTGGAAATGAAGGAAGAGCTAATCCTGAGATGGGATGGTCAAAAATAATAGCATCAGATAACTATGATTATACAATTTTCCAATGTTTAAGGTATTTATTTAGAGATAGTTGTATTAAATTTATACAAGGGAATCCATCAGAATTAGTGATAAATGTAGCAGGTCAAAACTTATTAATGTTACATGGTCATGGATCTTTAAGGGGTAAGTTGGAATCAGCAGTAAATCAAATAATAGGAAGATACTCCTTAAAAGGCATAGCGATAGACTATATGATTTTTGGTCATGTACATTCTGCAAGAATAGGTGATGGTTACGCCAGATCAAGTAGCTTAGTTGGAAGTAACGACTATGCAGAAAAAGCTCTAAACCTAAGTGGTAGAGCAAGTCAAAATTGCTATATATTTTATGATGATGGTAATAGAGATGGGATTAAAATAGACCTACAAAATACAGATGGCGTAGGTTATAACATAGATAAATCATTAGAGGCATACAATGCAAAAAGCGCAAGTAAAGCAAAAGAGAAAAAGACAATCTTTGAGATTGTCATATAAATATTGGAGTGATACAACGCCAATGCCAAAATTTTATAGATAATGGATATTTTTGAGTTAGTTAAAGAGTATGGAATAAGCTTAGTAGGCCTTGTGTCTCTAGCTTATTATGTTAAGACCCAAAACGATTGGATAACAAACGAACTGCAAACAGAGCTTAGAGAATCTTTTACTCGCCTTGAAGGGATAGTGATTAAGCTTATAGACAACAGCAAGAAAGTTGAGATAAAGCAATCAGAGCTAAAAGCAAGTTACAGGGCGATAGTAGAAATATTAGCTTCTATGAGTGGTAATGGGTTAAAAGAAAAATTTATGCGAAAGCAAGACAAACATTATTAAAAGGAGATTAATATATGTTAGATTCAGTACTAGGAGTATTAAGTAACAATTCAGGTTTAATGGTAGGTGGTGGAGCATCTGCTGTGGTTTTATGGGTGCTAAAGAAAGTGCCTAACGAGCATATCTGCTCAGTCATTGAAACAGCGTGTGAAAGCGTTGGAAGAGTAATGACTTTAGGGTTAAGTAAATGGAGCGTAACTAAAAATGTTTGGAATACCACTATTGAGCCATGGTTTATAGACTTAATAGATAACATTTTTGGCTCTATAGTAAGAGGGTTTATTAAAGGTCTAAGAGCTGATGATAAAGTGGCTGGCAAATAAACTAGAACCATTTATACAGATACAGGGGTGGGTCATTAATATTTTTAGAAGACTTGACAAATTAGAGGACAATGCCCACCCTCCTCTATTTGAAAAAGATCAAGTAAATAAAATACATAAAAGATTAGAAGATTTGGAGACTACAAAGTTTGTTGATAAGTTTCCACAAATGAAAAATTACGAAGGTACAGATTAGCAGTGTTTATAAACGAAAATTATCTAAAATTACAGCATAAGTTAAAGTCAGATAGACAAGTTGTAAAAGTCGGAGATGACTCTAGTGGCTTATTATTAAAAGATAATCGTGTTTTTGTGGAGCAGCAGCCATCTGAAGAACAAGAAATAGCTACAAAAAAATATGTAGATGATAATGCAGGTGGGGGCAGCTCTAGCGCTAAAACTTTTATGGATTGGTATTATTATTCTGCAAATTTGGCATCATTAAATAAATTTTATGTTGCTACACATCACGATGAGTTTGGTGTAACTAATATTATTGACTCTAATATTGATGATTATAACGATACAACTGGTGAAGATATGTGGAGAACAATAAGATATGGTGGTAGAAGAATACCATATTCGGGAACTATTACAAAATTCATGGCTCATATAGATTCATCGGGAGCATCAGCAGATTCAGTAGTAGAAATGGGCGTATGGAAAATAGAAAAACCAACATTGGATACAGTATTGGCAGCTACTACAAATGTTACCATGGATAACTTAGGATTAATAACATTTACTTTTGATTCAGCAACTTCATTTTTGCACAAAGAAACAACATCATTTAATGCAACATCAGTTACTCAAGGAGATTTTATGTTTGTTACTGCAAGAAGAACAAATGGTTCTGATGGTTCTAGTTTCTATATACATAGCACAATAACAATGGATATAACTTAGGAGAATTATGAGTTTATCAGGAAAGACAATAAAAAATTCTTATGTAGATTTATTACAATTAGATAATTCTAATAGTGGTGTTCCTACATCAGTTACAGCTATTAAGGATGGTGCAGGTTCAAGCACAGCGTTGCAAATATCAGATGACAATGTTAGAATATTGCCACAAAATGACGATACCACAACAGCATTGCAAGTAAGAGCTAAAGGTTCAGGAAATACTGTTTTATCTGTAGATACAACAAATGAACTTGTATCTGCATCAGGCAACACAGTGAATACGCAATACGCATATTTTAGTGTAGTAACTACACATTTTAGCAGTGTATTGGCTGACAATCATTATGCAGTCCCATTTGTTAATGGCAACAATGCAAGTACATCACAATATATAAACTTAGGGACAGGGACTGATCCTGCGACATCATTTACAACATCAACAGATGCTTTTAAGCTTGTACCTGTAATGTGGTATATAGCTGACAATATAACTATAGATGCAGTTTATTCGCTCGAAGGTGCAGATGCTGCAACAGGTGATACTACTCGTATGCACTTAATGAGTTACGACTTCACATCAGGTGCAACAAATTGTTTGACAAATGGAACATTATTAGCACACAATTCAGATGTAACAAACGCAGGTTATGAGCAACCATATTTAAGTACATGGACAGTAGACAGTTCAGACGTAGCATCAGGAAAAGTAATTTTAGCAACATTTGAATCAGATAGTGTAAACTCTGATTATTCACTATCAATTAAAGTAAAATATCATTTAACGTAGGGGAAGAATTATGTCAAAGATGCCAGGAATACAATATACTGGAGGTAGTGGTAGCTCTTCAGTTTCAACAAAAAAAGCTAGAGTGCCAAAAACAATCACAACAAAAGTTATATCATATAGCGATACAACTAACGACTTACTATTAGATATTAGTAAAGATGCAAGTGCTTCATCGCAAAAGTCTGGAGACATATCTATGGTAAAAGTTTCTAATACTGGCTCTACCCCTGCTGTAGCAATCTTTGGATTTCAACAATGGACAGATGAAGATAATATAGGAAATGAAAACTTTCTACATTTCTTGCTAAATCCAGGAGAAGTTATAAGCATGCCAGCAAGTAGGGCTATTATGACTGACGATGATACAGATTTATACGAAGGAGATGTTATAAGCTCTGTAGCTCCAAATTCTCTTTTAGAAGTAGCTAGTGGAGCAACATTAGCAGAAAATGTTGAAGATTCTGATACAGAATTTAATGTTAGCGACTCAGACTACTTTAGAGTTGGAGATTGCATACAGCTTGGTGTAAGCGAAGAAACAGTAAGAAGAATAGAGGTTATGGAGGTTACTGCGATAGGAACAAATAACTTGACTGTAAGAAGAGCATTGTATGGTTCGAGCGCAGCAGATAAAGACAGTCAAACACATTCTACTGCTGGAGCAGTAAGTGGTGCTAATATTTACTTTCCAATATTTAATAAATATCATGATTATGATAAATATAGTGTAGTCCAGACAGATAACCTTGGTAGGTATAGGTCTACTAACTTCTTTGGATATGCAAGAACAGCAACAGCATTATCTGGTATTACACCAGGATCAGTTGCAATACAGTTTTATACAAAAGGTTATCAAGGTCTGGGATTATCTGATGTTACATCGAATACACCTACAGGGCTAACAGCTTCTACTACATATTACCTTACAATAGCAGCAGATGGAGGTTCAGCATTAGAGATAAACTTTACTACAGATGCAACTAATGGTAATTTTGGTGGAGCTAATGGGCTAATATCAAAGATACAGGATGCTTTAGATACAGCTTACTATACAGCAGGAAATTTATTTGAGAAAAAAGTAAATGTGTTTATAAGGGGTGGAGATGTTATATTTGAATCTCAAAGCAAATTATCTACATCAGCAATAGCATTAACAGCAGGAACAAGTGGATCTGGCGCATCAGTTAGATTCTTAGCTCAAGCTAATGGTAGAATCCCAGCACTTGCAAATATATCAAGCGCAGTAGATGCAAGATTAGAGCCAGAGTTAAACTACGACAGAGTAACCTATAGTACATCTTATAAAAATATATTTATAACAGATGATGGATATGGGAATTTAAATTATAGTGGTAGTAATGTAGGTAGTATAAATTACGAGACAGGTGCAATAGACTGGCAGATACCAAGTTGTCCAAATGCAGAGTTTGTAATAAGCGCATTATACAACGCACCATTTAGTGGTAAGCAAGATTCCACAGATGCAGCAAAAGTAAATTCACTAATGGAAGTATTAGGGAATACTCCACAGCAAAAAGGTGGAGCAACATTAAAAGTAGAAACATTTTAAGGGGGTAGACTATGCCTTATGGTAAAGGTACATATGGTAAAAAAAGAGGAAGACCTAAGAAGTCTAAAAAAAGAAAAATGAAAGTTAGAAGAAAAAGGAAAAAGTGAGTTGGCTAAGTATAGAGGAAAGTCAGTTAGACTCAATAAGCCAAGTCGCATAAGAAGAGGTCAGCCAGGTTTTGGGAAAAAGAAATCTCAAGTTTATGTTAAAACTAGAGCTGGAAAAGTAAAAAGAGTAACCTTTGGTGACCCTAAAATGAGAATTAAAAAGTCAAGCCCAGCTAGAAGAAAATCATTTAGAGCTAGGCATAATTGTGCAAATCCTGGCCCAAAAACTAAAGCAAGATATTGGTCTTGCAAGGCGTGGTAAGATGGCGAGAAAGAAAAGAAAAACTAGAAAACGTAGAACTAAAAGTAGAGTTAATGAGGCAGGTAACTATACCAAACCAACTATGCGCAAGCGTTTATTCCAAAAGATAAAGGCAGGATCTAAAGGTGGAAGGGCAGGTCAATGGTCAGCAAGGAAAGCTCAAATGCTCGCTAGGCAGTATAAAGCAAAAGGTGGAGGCTATAGATAATGGCACTTAAAAAGTCACAAAAGTCATTAAAGAAATGGACTAAACAAAAGTGGGATTATGTTAGCTCTAAAGATAAAAAGAAACCTAAGAGTAAACGTGGTAGATACTTACCTAAGTCTGTTAGAGATAGTCTTACTCCTGGCCAGAAGGCATACGAAAATAGGAAGAAAAGAAAAGCAACTAAGGCTGGCAAGCAAAGAGCGAAATACTCTAAGTCAGTCAGAAGAAAGATGAGAGGTAAATAATGGCATCAGCACCAATATATTGTACGCACGCAGAATTAAAAAGAGTATTTCCACAGCTTGATGAGTATGATCAAAAGACTCCTATATATGGTTGGACAACAACAGATACAACTCATCAATATCAAGCAAATGATACAGGCTTAATTACACAATTATATTTTGATGGCATAGAGGGTACTTCTGTAACTGATTCTCCTAATGCTATCTATGAATTTAATTATTCACCGACTACAGATTCTGTACAAGTATTCCTTACAACAAATGCTGGCGCTACTCTTGACCCCAACGATATACTTGTGGAGGCAGGTGAAGACTTTTCTGCGATGGTAACCCAATTTAGAACCGATGCAAGTAGATATTTAGATTCAAGACTTGACCCTAAGCTACCTAAAAATATGTGGAAAAATGGAGATGGTGAATTTGATTACATGATTGTCAGAACAACTGCTTTATATGCTGCTGCGTTTATGGTAAAGACTAAAGACCCAACATCAGAATTAGCAACTGCGCTTATGACAGAAGCTGATAATAACGTGCAACTTCTAAATGAAGGTAGAGCTGCACTTTCTTGGCAGAATACTGGAGATGCCTCTAGGGGAGTAATAAGGGATATAGCTTATAATGACGATCAGATGAGACCAGTAGACTTGAGAGGTAGAGCAGGTGGTGTTGACTATGATTTGATTAAAGTAATTATAGGAACAGGGGGCGCATTAGGAACAGCTACATATAATGTATTTGTAAAAGATAGTACAGGACTAAAAACAAATCAAGTAGTCACAGAAGAGGTTATTACTGGAGACTATCAGCCTTTAGCTTATGGATTACAAATCAGGTTTGGTCATAGCAATCTTAATTCTGCTATTGCTAACAACGAATGGGAAGTTGAAGTCAGAGGATACAACGAAGAAGTTGATACTGGAGACTTAAAAGGAATAAAAATGACTAGAAGAAGGCATTATTTATAATGGATGTAAATTTTACTAACAACTTTAAGAATATTCTTGATAAATTACGCAATACGATAAGGACAGAATTTAAGGGTGCATTGCCTGTATATATAGGCCATGAGACCAATCAAGCAGGTGCGCAGTTTTTAAGATTAGATCCAGTAGGGTCTGAGCTAACTGAGTATAATGTTAATGGCGAGATAAGAGAGTTTACAGTTAATATGTATTATTACTTTCTTGACAAAAATATAAAGAAATCATCTCTCGACCATGTACTTAGATACACTTCAAGGATAGAAGCTTTGGTGCATGATAATATTGCAATGACACTAACAGACTCTACTAATGTATTTAATTGTAGAATTGAGTCAAGCACTCTAAATAGTTTAGAAGATGAAAATGAATATGTTGTCGAATTAGTATGGAGAGGACAACATCATAGCAATACAGCTTAGGAGTTTATATGAAAATAAAAATTATAAATAAAGACAAGCCAATAACTAGCTTATGGTGCTTTAAGTTTACAGGTTATGACTCATCTTTAATAAAAGAAATTAATTCAGGCAAACAAGTAGTGGTAGATAAAGTGCCAAAACCTGCTTGGGATTTTGTCGAAACTGTAAAGACTAATAATAAAAACAAAAACACGAAGGAGAATAAATAATGGCTATTAATACAGCAGCGTTCTCACCTAAACAATTTCAAGTGTTAATAGCAGAGCAAGATGCTTTTGGTACTATAGAAGCTGGAGGTGGGAATCCTTATCACGCCTTAGATGTTGATTCAATAGGAACACCATCATTAAACCCAACACAAGTTCTGGATGTTAGATCTGGTAGTAGGGTTTTACAAAAAGAAGATTTCTTTCAAGATGTGAAAGCATCTGTAAAGGAAATTTCTGTATCAGGAACTGCGACAACAGCAGCTCTTGATATGTTGTTAGAAAATATAACAGGGGAAGCAGAAGGCTCTGCGAGTGGAGTATATAGTTTTGCCTCAAATGCAGGAGTTCAATCTGTTGGAGTTAACGATTCAAGCCAAGCAGGAACTCTACTTTCAGTGGTAATTTTATCGCCTTTAAGCAATTCAGATTTATCATTTAAGGATTGCGTAGTAACTTCATTGACTTTAAATGGAGATACAGGTACAGAGGGAGGCAGAGTTAAATTCTCAGCTACGCTACAAACAGGTTCTATAGTAGAAGACTTGTCAGATGAGACAACTACTGTTGATACGTCTTTTGCTGCAAGTGAAAATTATTTCATGAGCAGTTGGGCTGACGTTGCTTATAGGAAAATATATGGAGTAGATGATTTAATTATGAGTTCATTCTCATTGACTCTAGAAAATCCTGCTACGTTCTCTGGAATAGCGACAAATGGGTATGAGGTTGTATCAAGGGCTGGTGAATTTTCAGCTACTTTAGACGTAACAGCTAAATATGACGCTAATACTGAACCACTAATTGCAAGCTTTAATAATCAAACACAGGATGGAAGCACAGCAGCACAGGAAACGATATTAAATAATGATTCTAGCTTAAATGATGGGGCTTTTGGAATTAGCATGCCAAAAACATTTTTAACTAATGTTGGTTTTAATGAAGGCGATGTTATGATGCTTGATATATCTGTTAAGGCAGTAGGTGATGGTTCTAATCCTTTAGTTGAAGTCGCTTGCTAATAAATAAATAAAAAAGAGGGAATATTATGGAATTTAAAACTAAATCTGGAAAGAAAGTTGTTTTTAAAGATGTTTCAATAGATGAAAAGGATATGCTCCTTGATTCTACTGAGTATACTTATAAAGAGGATGGTAAAACGATTGATTCACTTGTTATGGCAAATTCTACTATTACGAAATGGATCAGAACTGGATTAGATGGTGATACTTCTGATGAATTTTTAAAAACTCTTTCTATGGGAGATAGAACAGATATCTTTTTAGCTTTACAAGAATACATTCTAGTGGGGGAAGAGAAAGCCTCCAAATAGAACTCAATGTCATGATTGAGCCATGTGGGGGCTGTAAATTCCATAATTTTCCTTATGAGGCAAGATTGCCTGTCATGATAGATGGAAAGTATGAAACTCGCACATTTAATTGCGAAGAAGATGTTTGGGATGTAATACGTTTAATTATAGAAGAAACTAAGGAAGTAAACTTGAGAGATAACAAAAACTTTAGTGTAGCAAAATCAGTCCAATCTCAGCTTCCTTTTTTCGCTTGCAATAACGTCATATACGACAAAGATTGTCAAAAAGATATCCAACGATACATATACTGCGAAAACTTCGGCATACAACCCTATCCTGGCTCTTATGGAGACCAACCAGGCAGATGGGTGCAAAAATCCTTTATCATCAAAAGAATAATTAATAAGATTAAAGAAAAGGCTACAGAAAATGTCAGATCCTAGAATAACGATAAAGTTTAGAGCTGATGGGGCAGCTGCTCTAAAAAAAGCTATAGTAGAATTATCAGTTGCACAAAAAAGACTAGAAAAAGGTAATGCTGCTGCTGAAAGGATGCAAAAAAAGCTCAACAGGCAAATCGATGAGTATAACCAACTTGGAATATTTGGGGTAAGAAATACTAGAAATTTATCATTTTCACTATCTGTACTTCGTTCTAAATTACTTATTGCTGCTTTTGGATTTGCGACTTTAAATAAAACTATAGGTTCGTTTGTAAGAGCGCAAGGAGAACAAGAGCTTGCAGAGAAAAAATTAGAGCAAGCCCTAGGTAAAGTCAATAAAGGATTACTTGGACAAGCCTCTGCATTGCAAAAAGTAACAGCCTTTGGAGATGAAACAATTATATCAGCTCAAGCACTACTTGCTGCTTTTGTTAAAGACGAAGAGCAATTAAAGAAAGCAACAGAAGCAACCCTTGATTTGGCATCAGCAAAAGGTATGGATTTAGCCTCAGCAGCCGATCTTGTAGGCAAAACATTAGGCTCATCGACTAATTCATTATCAAGATATGGTATTCAAGTTGAAGGCGCAGTTGGATCTACAGGTAGGCTTAATACCCTTGTAAATAGTATCGCAGATGCGTTTGGTGGTCAAGCTAAAGCTCAAGCTGAAACGCTTACTGGTTCTATAGAGCAAATGAAAAATGCTATAGGTGATACATCAGAGGCTATAGGTGCTTTAATGGCTCCAGCAGTCATTAATATAGCTAAAAGAATTAAGTCAGCAGCAGAAGCATTTACAGGATTTTTTGCAAGAATGAGAGAAACAGGTCTAGAGACTTCAATAAGAAGAATTAACGAGCTTGGTGGGGAAACTTTAGAAATTGAAAGAAAAAAACTAAACCTAGAATTGTTAAGAGCCGAAGTTCAGACTCGCAACATAGAATCTCTGAGTGACCTTGAGTCGAAAAAAAATCAAGAATTAGATGCTCAAATAGAATCTCAAAATAAAATAAAAGATAAGCAATTTGAATTAGAGAAAGACTTTGGTCATTTAGTTGAAGAAAATTTATTCGGTCAATTAAAATTAAAACAAACAGTTTCCCATGCAGATATGGAGAAAATAAATAATTTAACTAATGAAATTGCTTTAGAAGAAGAAAGTATAAAGCAATCAGAAGAAATTATAGAAGGTTTAGATACTGAAATCGACAAACATCGTTTAGTTAATGATTTAAAGGCTCAAAGAAATGCGCTTGACAAAGAAACTGTAGATAATAACAACAAAATAGTAGAAACTTTTAGTATGTTGGGCGACTTTGGAGATTTTCAATTACCGATTCCATTTATAGACAACTCTGATATCGAAAGAATGGAGAGAGTTAAAGCTCTTATGGATGATATTAAGAAAAGAGACGAAGACAAAATAAAAAATGAAAAATTAGAACTTAAACTACAAGATGTACGATTAAAAAATACAGATAATATTATTAAAGGTTTAGGCGCTGTTGCGAAAATGGGTCAAAAAACTGCAAGGCAAATGGCAAATATACAATATGGACTTGCAATCATAGATGCGATAAGAGCTGGAATGGCTACTAGAAAAAATCTTGCAGACGATGGATTTAGTTTCCCAATCCCACAAATAGCTGGGGCTTTAGAAACAGCAGCTATGGTAGCGATTGCAACACAAATAAGAGCGCAACAATTTGAAACTGGTGGTCTAGTTGGTGGTAGAAGACATAGCCAAGGTGGGACTTTAATAGAAGCAGAGCGTGGCGAGTTTGTTATGAGTAGAAATGCTGTGCAATCTATTGGAGTAGATAACTTAGAGGCTATGAATCAAGGTGGAAGCGCAGTTAATATTACGATAACTGGAAATGTAATGACATCTGACTTTGTAGAAGGTGAACTTGCAGAAAAAATAAGGGATGCAGTCAGAACTGGAACTGACTTTGGAATGTCATGATAACAATACCTGAGAGTATACAAAAAGATTTAATTACTGATATTAATAATTTCGATGTTATGGCTGTAATATCATCTGCCAATGACACATTTTACATATCAACAAAACAACAATACTTTGAAGATAACTACTACGAAGACTTAGATTTAAGAGTTAGTGGGCTAAAAGAATCTATTAACTTTAAGTCTAAGAAAGTAAAGATGTCTGGAACAACCATTACCTTGAATAATTATGAGATAAATGGTAAAAGATTTACAGATAGAGCAAAATATGGCCTAGCAAATGCAACTGTGGAGATTTACTTAAAGACAGGTAGTTGTGAGTCTTTAGAAGATTGCGCAAAATTAGCTACCTTAAAAGTCACAAGATTCGATCAGGACAAAGAAAAGGTTACAATAAAGTGTGAGGAATATCTTACCCAATCACTTAACACTGAACTTCCTAAAAAAGAATATACATTGTATTCAGAAGATAATGAAGGGGCAACATTAAATGGCAAGACGTATGAAGTCTATAACGAGGAAAGAATACCTATATTGTATGGCCATTTAAAAGAAGCTCCAGCGATTACATATATAGACAATGAAACAAATGCAACAAGGGTATTTCCAGATAATGCTTACATAAGCAATTATGATATAGTTGGCATAAAAAGAATGGATTTCCAACAATACACTCATGACTTGGCCAATGCAATTACTACTCAAGTGATAGATCAAGATGTTTTAACTGCAAAACTTGGTGATGGGGGCGCTAGAGTATTAAAGTTGATGCCAAGGCAGGCGAACGATAGGATATTAAGAAAGCCTTTTGACAAACAATTTGATATTTATAATAATTATATAGAGTTTTTTGAAGATGTTGACAGCTCTAACAATAATCCATCTCAATATTTAAACCAAGGAGCATTACTTGTATCTGAACTTTCAAAGCTAGAAAAAGTAAATAGTTACTACAATTTTTATGCTCACGATGAGCAGGCAGGGCAAGATTCAGATACTGGCCTGCCTAATGAACATCATCATTTTGGAAGATATACTTTTGATAATGATATAAATCCTAGCGATTTTTCTGATTCAGATTTATTTACAAATGTATCTGCAAAATGGGGCAATATTGAAAATTCTTCAAACGATTACTTGCAGACTGTAAGAGGAGCTAGGTCTCCTAGAAATCATTATGAAGAAGCAGATGATGGCCATCGTGAAAGAATAGTAGATAATCCATGTATAGAATTTCAGTTTGAAGAGATGAAATCATCTCCAGATGTTTTTACTGATGTTAAAGGGATAGAAGCTCCATCTGATTTTAATATCATTACTTTTATAAATACGAAGACTGAGTTTACTGGCACAAGCATTGGATTCCAAGGTGATGCTAGAATGGCTATGTGCTTCTTTAGCACAAAATCAAATCAAACTTACAATATTTCTGTTGCATACGATAGTGAAGATATAGATATAGGTAATGCTTTTCAGTCTGATAATCCTGTTGGATTTGTTCCAGAAGTCTTGAATGGTATAACTATTACTGATGAGGATGGGGATGAAACTTTTAAAGAAGGATTAATTAATACATTTGGCGTACATGAGTGCGCAAAAAGACCTAGGGTTATTGCCCCTATGAGGCTTGAGATAGAAAATGACTTTGTTAATGCAGCTCAGAGATTGGATGACCATAGAAATCCATTTAACAATCCAGTTAATGAAGGTTCTGATGAAGAAATAAATCAATTTAGAAATAGAGGGGACTTTATTTCTAGTTACCCTATGCACGATGCAAGATCTGTATTAATTAATTTTGTACCATTTGATCTTGAAGAAGGTGCTAATATCTATATAGACTTAGACTTTTTCGCAGAGTTTAAAGGAATGTTAATGAGGAGACTTTGGTATCAAAAAGATGCTCTTAATAATAAAATGTTTTTAAATGCTAAGGGTAGACATTCTGGAGTTTATGACGATAACAGAGTTTATGATATTAATAGTATGAAGTTAGCTTATTTTAGCCCTAACCCAAGATGTCCTAATAGTGGGACTGAAATTTTGCCATCAGACGACTTACTATTCAGATACTTATTGGATTATATCGGTAATGACAAATTAAGATTTATTGAAGTTGATGGATTAAAAGCAGAAATAATGATTAAAGTCGATTTTACCAATATTAGTGATAATACTGAAGTTGTTAATGCTGATATGCAAAATGAAATAGGCTATATATTTGACCTTGATATAAATCAAATCACTACTGAATTTACAAACACTGCTATGCACGCAATCTACATAAATGGGACATACTTTAGAAAGGAAAGTGACTTTTTTAACGAAAATTCATTTTTTAATAGTAACATAAATAGTTTAGGCGAGGATGGAAATGTTATTGTACCTAAAGTTGAATTGTGGTATTGCACTAAAGAAGTTGATGCTAATGGAAATATATTAGATATAAAAGAAACAACAATAGAGGTAGAAGAATTTAATAGCGAAATAAATTCTGAGCCTTTAGAAGAAAAAGTAACTCTTTGGTTTGATCCTTACGATACAGATTTTGAAGGTGCTAAAAAAATAATAAAAACTCCAAAGGTAATAGTTAAAGATTTAATGAATAGAGAGTTTGGTCAAGGGGATTTCGTAACAAAAAATACAGCAGATAGCAATTACGAACTAAACTTTTCTATAGATAAGCCACAGAAAACAGTAGATGTATTACAGCAAGTGGCGCAAAATACAAACTTTTTTTACAAGACTGGGTTAAGTAATTCATTGCCAACAGTTATAGGTATGAAAAATAGTTATGCTGGAGACGATGTAGATAAAACTATACTTGTTGACTACATTGAATCTTACAACTTTAGCAAGACTAATATCGAAGATCTTGCAGTAAAATGTAGAGTAAAATATGGATATGACTATATTACAGAAAGTTTTAAGCACGTTACAGAAGAAATACAAGTCCCAAATACAGAGGACTACAAGGCATACTATGGATTGAGTGATAATGATATTAGTGGTGATGAGTTTTTATTAGAGCATGAAGCTCCATATATACAAGATGAACCAACTGCTATACTCCTTAGAAACCATTTACATGAATTACATAAAAATCAGCATACTATTGTAGATTTTAAAATTAATCTATCGCAAGGTTTTGAATTAGAGGTTGGAGATATAATAAATTTTAAAGCTATAGGAGATGGAGATTATAAATCATTTTTCTCTCCTTATGGCGTTGATATTATGCAGCCTACAGGATTACCTTTCTTGCCGAATATAAGCCCAGGTAATCAACAATTTGTACTACCTTATTTTATGATAACTGATATCAATAAGACTATGGATAGCGTGTCAATAAAAGCAATACAGATACATGAGCTTATAGGATTAACCCAAATTCCAGAACCACCTATTGACGATGATGAGGATGACACTGGAGATGATGACACTGGAGATGATGATACTGGAGATGATGATACTGAGGAGGATTTAATTCAAACTCCTGGTGATTTAACTTTAAATGGGACTGGATTTGAGTCAGCAGACTATGATTTGCTTTTATTTGCTGTAAATAATCCTGTTGGGGCAAACTTAAATGAACAACAAATATTAAATGGAGATATTAATAACTATCCTCTTGAAGGAGATGGAAATATAGATGCTCTTGATTTGGTGGCATTTATGGATTATTATATAGAAACAATGGGCGACTCATATCTTCCTGGGGACGTAACTGGAGATGGATATGTGACTCAAGATGATGTCGATGCAGCACAAGCCTATGTAGATGATCCAGTAGCAAATCCACTTTCTCTTAATGCAATAGCAAATGGAGATATTGCAGAGCCTAGAGATGGTATGATAACAGCAGAAGATGTAGCTGCGATTGATGCAATCAAAAAAGTCCCACCAGCAGAAGTTACTCCGATTGGTGATTTACTTATAGACACATCAGTTAATGAATTCTTGGGCGTTCTTGCTATGTATCATTCTGGAGATAATATTGTAGTAGAAATTGCACAAGCGCATACCATAAACGAAATGCTAGATCTTAATGATTATTTAGAGGAATTATCTGCAAATAATTTAACTTTAGTTGGTACAAATATAACTTTTCAGCCCACGCTTACAGGAGATTTAATTAGCCCACAATATTATCCATGGTTGAACGCTGCAGGATATTATACTATTGAAAGTATCGTGCATATATCTGATGTAGCACCACAACTTAAAAGATTTATAATAACATTAGATGCCCCTGAGATTGATGGTTCTAACCTTATTGGCGTAGGCGCATATCCTGATTACGTTGGTGAAATTAATGATGTTAATGTAAAGATATATGGAACTCCAGAAACAAGTGATGATGCAGATGATGATGGATACGCTGAACTTTTATCTACTAGGCATCATTATGCTGCAAGTGGGCTTGATGCTGATATTGGGGGTTGGCAGTATCAAACTGGGCTTCAACTTAATATTACTACTAGCAATCCAATACTTACAGGAGCTGATAATACTATTGTGCCAAATGCAACTTTAGCTGAATTAAGGGATGCGTTCCCAGATGTTTTTCAGTTTACAAGTGGTATATATTGTAAAGTTAACTTATCATACCACCAAGAATATGAGGATTATAATGGCGCACCTACTAGTTCTAATATGGTAAAAATTAATAATTGGCTAGCATTTGATGGATTTTTTGTTAGAATTTCTGCTGGGACTGATACTTTTTTTAGATTAAATTACCAATATATGCTCTATCCAAATGGCGAACCAGTTGTTTATGAAAATGGTGAAATAGATTTATATCAAGATGGCAACCTAATTGAGATAAATCATACCAATTTTAATCTGAATCCTGCTGAAGATTATATTATTTTAACGCTATCATACCCAGTAGAGTCAAATGAGTAATTTAATACAATATCAAAACCATGTAGACTTTGATTCTAAAGGTAGTATTTTATCTATGCAAATAGAATATTCTGGTAGAATGTCAATAAATATTAACGTAGACGTTAAAAAAGCTACCATTACAGACAATAAAATATTTATAACATTTTTTCCAAACACGCAGATACAAGACACTTTATTTACTTATGAGGGATATTTAAATATTAAAAAAGTAAGATGTTTTGGAAGAGGTCGGAGATTCAGCTCAAGCATTAAATTAATAGACCAAACCTTTAGAAGAGTAACTGATAAGTGGAATCAAACCCATACAAATACATGGGATTCTTACGATGCAAAGATAAGCCCACTAGGCGAGAGAAGAAGGGAACTTAGTTATAATTATAAGGGAATAACAATTAAAAGAAAACCAAAGACTGGAAGGAAATAGAGATGGCATTAAGTAAAGTAACTTATTCTACCCCAGGCACACCTCGTGTATATATTGATAATTTTTTATTCGCAAGGGCGATTAATATGAAAATGAAAGTAGGTGGCGTTACTGTAGTTAGGGAAAATGCTGATGATAACTATTCATATTTTGATAACTCAGCCGATAATAAGCTTTTATGGGATTTAGACCCTGTTAGATATATTACTCTTAATAATTCAGGGGCACATAATGACATAAAACGTATTTCGGCTGAATTTTTTACAAGTGATGAAGATGGCGTTTTAATGAAACCATTTTTAAATTTAATGCACACAACAAATTACGCTGGTGTATTTAATCATAACTTATCTAGTGGTTCAGATTCAAAAGTAAGAGTAGACTTGGTTTACAATGGAGGAAACCAACCAGAAGATCCTCAAGAGGACAGGTTATTAGGTTATGGAGGCCAGCCACAATATATTAATTCTATTGTTGGTGAATTTGGGCAAGAGATAAATGAAGATGGATTTATATTGTCTGAAATTTCATTAAATAGAGCTGGAGATGAAGATCAGCTGCATCAATTCGACTTTGTTATAAAGCCAAGCTCTGGCAGTCATTTACCTCAAGAGTTTTCATACAATATTGGTTCTTTTTCTGTAGGTACATATTTAGATTTTCCTGTTAGTCCAGATCTTAGCGTTAAGCAGACATATATGCACGAAGGGGTAAAAACTAAAACTACGATTGGTGGAAAGCATTTAACTCACGTTGATTACTATGGCGCACCAAATTGGGCTACACTACCTCCATTTACAACTACTGAGTCTACAACTGAAAACTTTATAGGCACAGGCCACACTGGTAGAAAAGCATGGGATATGAAATTTTCGTATGTAGATAAAACAGATATGTTTAATTCAATACAATCTGGAAGTTCAGCAGGGGGATATATTAGATTTATCAATAACCAAGCCATTGGATTTAAAAAACAAAAGTCAATAATAGGAACTTACTTAAATAGGACTTTAGGAGGCTCATTAAGACACGTCTTGCAACCAGACAATACCAGAAATGAATTTTATATGGTAAAGTTAGACCAAAAGTCTACAAGAATAACTCAAGTCGCACATGGCGTATTTGAAGTCGCTTTTAAGTTTGTTCAGGTTTGGTAGGCTTATATAGCTCTAGTTCGTCTTTTAACTGCCTATATCTGCGCATTTCTGCAAGATAATCCTCATACCTAATAACTATGTAGGCTTCGCCCCTATCCTCTCTAATTAGCTGAGAATCTATAGCATCATCTTTTGGGAAAATATAGGTAGGTAAACGCTTTCTAATCTTACATTGAACGTGCATTTCATCATTATAGTTTTTATCACCCAAAACAATATCTACCTCTGGATGTAAGCCTAATGATCTACCATCTGAACCCCACGCTCTTTTGCTTGGTATTTCAAATAGTTCTGCTTTTTTACAGCAATCTCTTTCAAATTTATTGCCTTTAATCTTACTTGGATGACTCATTATTTACCCCACTTGTTTGCTCTTAATACCATCAACATATTTGCATAGTTCATCATATCAATCGCTGTATCTTCTATAGATTCTTTTACAGCAGATGATTCTTCCATATCTTTTTTATATAAATTAATTAGTCTGCTTATTTTATCATTCATTCTAATCACGATACCCAACTGGGCTAGCCTATTGTTTTGCGAACGCTCGGATGAGGAGGAGTTTAGGTCTAAGCCCAATTGAATATTAGAACAGCCATAATCATGTTGTTTTTTACACCAAAGTTTATATGCTCTATCAAAGTTATCAAGTAATTCATTAGTACATTCTGGATATAATTCTTCCATTTCTTTTATCATATTTTCTCCCAAGGTATTTTATAATATGCTTTTCCATTGTCTTCATAATAGTCTATCTTGCACGTTGCTACAACCTCTGTTATTTTATCAAGTGCAACAATTTTTTTCTCTTTAAACTTAGTAGAGTAGCTAAAAATATAAAGTTTGCAAAGATTATTCCAAAAATTATAAGCTTTTAAGTCACTTAACTTTAATTTTAGTATATCAAAGCATCCTTTTACTTCTAAAAAAAATGCAGAGTCTCTAAAAACCATATAGTCAGGTGTAGATCTTAAATTTTCAGGTATTTTCATAAAATCTTTAGCAGAAACATCGTGTAGGCAGTCAAATCCATACCTAGTAAATAAAATATTGTTTTTTTGTAAGTATTCCACACATTTTTCCTCTGCTATATTAATTGTATTTCTTTTTTTAAATGGCTCTTTATAATTAGGCATTAAATGCTTCTTTAAATTGTTTCATTGTTTTATATTTACCCTCTCGCAACGCACATTTTTGACATATTATAAGCTTTTCTGAAGGTGTTTTAGGTAAAATCCCATAAGTATAAAAAACATAAGAGTAGTTGTGAAAGAAATTACTTTTACACATATCGCAAGTAAATGAAGATTTTTTTATCTGTTCTTTGAGGCCATACATAAAGAGTGGCTACCCTGTTAACAAAGTAACAAGGAGGAAAAGAAAGGATATGGAAAACCTCCAAAATGGGTAGCCTCCATAATATAACTAATCCTCGAATACTTTAGTAGTGATTTTGTCTATCTCTTGCAAGGTTTTTACTGCTATGATATTATCAGTCATCTGTTTCAAACCTTCCCTAGCTACTTCTAATGCTTCATATACTACTTGAAGATGTTTGGCTAAATCATTGCTCATCTTTTATATTTTTGCTCCATTTGTTTAAATGCTTCAGCTAACTTATTACGTTTTTTAATCTGATACTCATTTTTTTCTTCTTCTGCTACCATTGTAGGATTTGCTCTTGCAATCCAATTATAACAAAATTTCTTCAAGTCTTTCTTGTAAGATTTGTTAGATATAAGCCACATCTTAGCTTTATCAAGCTCATTTTTAATATTAATTCCAGGGAAAGCCTTACCCATATCAGATAACCATAGTTTGTCTAGGGATATTTCGGCAAAGAAATTATCTAATTTTTCTGAGTAAGGCATTGGTTTCCCTTTAGCTTTCTTCGACCTTCCTTCATTTTTAACATAGCGCTCATACAACCAAGCAAATACTTTATCCCCATCTGCCCAGTATTCTTTATTATTTTTCTTGATGTAGAGCTTAATCATTAGAAAGGTATGTCTTGATCTGCTTGAGCATTCTCTTGTTTAGTTTGCTTTACATTTGGTGCATCAGGATTATACTTAGTCCATCCACCATCATCAAGCCAATTACCATCTGCATCTTTTCTGCGTGGAAATAAGCTACCATCTTTTTTAGTCTGACCAAATTTAAGAGTATGATAAGTATCTCTATCATACATCTCATAATATTTATTACCATCTACCTCTCTACATCTAAAGCCAATATTCTCACTGCCATTTGCTTTATTCTTTGCATTACCAAATACACTATCAAATGTTGCTAGCTGCTCAAAGATTTCTTTGATGCCACCTTCAACTTCGACATTGTATTTGCCACTCTTATAAGTTACTTTCATATTACTTCTCCTTGTTTAATTACTAAAAAAATCATAACGAAAACCGAAATGTCTTGCTAATTTTTCAGGCTCTGTATCACTATATACATCTTTTACAATACTTTTTAAAGTTTGCATGTTGCTTTTAATACCTGTTTCTTTAAAAATATTAGCTAACTTAATTAAAGAAACACAAGATAGCGCATCATTTGCGCAATTATAAGAATTATTTATTTTAAAGTAAGGGTCATCTTTTTTAATTATGTCTCCAAATAAATCTAGATGTGCTTTATTAGCAGTTGTGCAACCTTTAAGAAATTGATAACCATTGCTTACAATCCAATCGTATTCTTTTTGAGGTAAATTTTTAGGCTCAGTTGGTGTATCTAGGAATTCCCTATAGTCATAGGTGTCTCTATATAAAGCTTTTAGCAAATCCTGCTCTTCATCATAAAATCCATCTTCAAAATAATAATGCTTTGTAAAAGGATACAACCAATTTCTAACATGGTATCTTACTAAAGAAAAATCAAACCACTCTCCCATAACATTACATCCATTTATTAAATTTTTTAAATATTCATGTAATTCTTTTTCAAATGATTGGTCAACATTATTAATAGTTCCAATTAATATTAATTCTCTTGGACTTCCTGTTTGTAGTGCTTTAAGCCTACTATTTACATTTTTTGAGTGGCCTATCTTAATATATCTAAAGGCTTCATACTTATTTGAGTCGTAATAATCTTCAAGTATCATCTTTAAGTGTTTATATTTATCTTTGTCTTTTAATTGCCAAATTGTTCTTAAAATCATAGCAGCTTTAGTTTCACTTGCTTTTACAGGAGACAATTCACCGATGAAATAAACACATCCTTCGTTAATATTTTCATCTTGTGGATATTTAGAAAAATATTCTTCAACTCTCTGATTATATCTTCTTTTGCATTCTTTTTTAAAAGTAAATTCGTTACTCATTATTTACTCTTCTTTAAACTAAACTTTGTTTCAAATTCTTTTTTAAATCGTGGTGTAGGTGCATCCCCTTTACTGCTAGAGTTGTGCCACTTCCATAAATCATAGCAATTCTTAACCAAATCATAATCAATATCATAATATTTAAGAGTATAGGTCGGTGATTTAATCCAAGTGCTTTTAAGATGCAAACACGCAACTTTCGTTATTGGATACTTTGGAAATAATTTATTCCATATCATTGCATACGCTGATAACTGAATCTGATGTACAGGGTAATTCAAGCCAGTTTTATAATCAACTAAGGTTATATCAGACTTATTAGTCTTTGGATTTGTTATCATACCTACAAAGTCAGCAGTACCACAAAATGGTATATCTTTGTGATGTAGCTGAATTTCTGATGCAAATGCGATAGGTTTATAATCTTCCCAAAATTTCATAAAACCCATTAGTCTTTTATTTATCTGATTACTTGGTATCATGTGGTAGTATCCTTATCCCTTTGTATGTTATATAATATAATTTAGTAAAAAAGTTAACTGGTCGCTTATCAAGTCTTCCCATAATAAATCCAGGATCATCGCTATCAATAACGTCTTCTACAAATTCCACTGCATATCTTTTTGTTTTTTGTGTATATGATCTTAACGTATTATCTAGCTCTTTTTTCTTAGCCATAAAATTTCGATAGTTAGAAAAT